ACTACTAGCATAGATAAAGCCCTGACCGCCTGAAATCTTGTCATCTGGATCAAACATGTCTTGACTTGCGTATGTATGATTGGTTGCTACCAGGCCCACATTGTAACTACCAAACATGTTGACTGAGTTCCGAACTAGACTTGTAAGTGCCTTAGGTTTACGGCCCATGTCACCCTTCATATCGCCTGCTTCAAATTGATTAACGTCGGTTGGAGTCAACAACATACCCAAAGAATCAATTACAAACAGGACCTTTATACGCTCACCATCGGGTAAGGCTTTGTAGTCGGTCATAAATGTTGAGATTGTTTTAGCAACATCATCAATCATGGCCATATTAAGTTTAAGCAATTTATCTTCGCCGGTATCAACACCTAACGCATGTAACCATGCTTCATCAAGTGCATTTTCTGTATCAATTAAGATAACAAAAATGCCTTGTTCTTGTGCATTTTTAACAATGTTACCACTACAGATATATGATTTACCAGCACCAGATTCTCCAGCAAACACTGTGACCTTGCCGAGTGGAATACCTTTGTTAAAGTCCCCAGAGATCAAATAATTTAAAGCAAAGTTACCTGTGCTGATCCAATCAGTCGGGTCGTTAAATCCAATACTAAGACCATCAATGCTCTTAGTGATTTCCTTACGGAACTTGCTTACGTCAAATGGCTTTCCCATGTTAATTTCCTTCTTTAAGTTTATATAATTCTTTAAAAATCTTACTGCTGCCTACACCACGTCGCTGGTCCATTATTGCTAATTTTTCAAAGGAACTGTTTAGATCCTTTGCAAATGGTTGTTGAATATAGTATAACATATTCCGATAGCTATCTTCAAGCAAATATCCTGGTTTACCTGAAATTAGATGTTCTAATTTATGCTCTAGTAATTGTAACACACTTTTTGGCAAATGTCTAATGTTTAGGTATTCTGGAGTTAGTAATGCTCCAATTACAAAACTATTTGGGTGAAAACCTTGTTTTCTCAAAAATGCAACACAATCAAACACAGAATTGTAATTTAACAAAAACCAAAGCATGTTAAAAGATATCTTGTGCCCAAGATCCTGAATACGTTGTAGATTATCCAAAAAGTCTTGCCACTCTCCACCAAATCGTATGTAGTTAAATTCTTGATCCATACTTTCAACACTTATGGTCCAGTGTACATTTTGAAATTCACAGATACGTTCGAACACTTGAGTATTAGTCTTACTGAGATTTGTGTTGACTCTAAGATTTACTCTGGGATTTTTTTCCAACAACAAATCCAATAGTTCTAAATTTTGTTTCATCAGCAAGGGCTCACCGCCGGCTAGATACACATGTTTAAGATTGTCGGCATGATCAAAAATATATTTTTTAAACTGTTCAAACTTGCCTAGGTCGGGCTGTTGTATGTTGACGTCTAGTTCATCTGCCCAGCGACTACTGAATATTGGTGTGCAATACACGCAGGCAAAATTACACAGATTAGTCCAGCGAACATCAATGGATTGAAGATTGTGGTATCCAGTTTGATCATATATAGTTGGATCTGTACGTTTGAGTTCTCTAATATAAAACACACGATCGCTTATTATTTCAAATCCACGTTTGTTTTGTTCGATATCCTTGCAAGGTCGGCAACTATTCACAGGTTGTTGTTGCTGTATTTGTGACTGTCTATTGGCATTAGTGTCGCCAGTAAGTATTTGTTCTATTGTTTGCTCTTGTATGTTACCCAGTGGAGTACTACTGCGAATGCAATTTTTAACTGTGCCATCAAAGTTATACATCAACCCAGTCCATGGCATAGGACAAAACTGTGTATTAGTCAGCATGTCCTTGGGAGTCACAGTGGCCCTAAACTTATGTCTGGTATGCAAAGACCATTGGCTTCGGCCATGTTTAATATAGATACTAGTGTTGCGGCCCATGTGGTAGGATTTGCAGATGACGGCACAGTTTTATCTGCGCTGGTTGCTATGTCACCGGGCCTAACCAATGTAATACGAATACCCAACCGTCGATGTCTAATCTGTTGAACTGCTTGTTCTAACGATAGTTTTTGTATGCGGTATTGATCCATGTCCAGGCCTGGCAAACTGCTGACCGGTTGCTGAGTCATCATGGTAGAAATAACCACAATATGTTTTCCTGTGCTGGTCCATCGCTTGGCCATTTCAAACAATAATTCAGTTTGCGAGTATCCGGCTTGTGCATTGTTGATAAACATATCGCACGGTTCAATCTGGTCACAGATTTTAGGAATGTTGCGTATGTTATTACCATCACGGCGACTAAGGCCAACAACTTCGTGACTGGCATACGCACAAGACAATGCTTGTCCTATACCTGCGGTGTGTCCGGTAATGGCTATCTTCACTCAATTCCTCGCAATTGTTTTTGTTTGCGTATGTATGCTTGAGCAGACTCTGGATTGTTATTATCAACCGACAGCTCAGGCGGATCTTTTAAATAAGCATACGAATGATCAATTCCATGTTCTTTTGCGAATGCTTGTATATTTGGCAAGTCACCAACATTCAGTACACTAACAGTGGTCCACAGATTCAAATCTACAGGCATGGTCCGATAAATCATTAGATTGCGATAAAAATCTTCCCACCGGATGGGCCAACGAACTAAATCATGCACATCACCAATGCCATCGCAACTGACTGTGACTGTGACTTTGATCCCACGAGCGGCTATTTCAGTCAATTCAGTTAGAACAGTGTTGCAATTGGTGTTGAGTCTTAAAGTTTTTACATTGGGTGGCAGATTGGCTAGAATGTGTCGATAGTTTTTACTGTAACTTGGTTCTCCGCCGTTGATATCAAGATGCACTATGCGTTCTTGCGGAAGTTGCCAAAATTGTTCACTGTTGTTAACTGTCTGTGTGATTTCACCGGGACGCCAATCTGATTCAGCATATTGTTTGTATACCAAACTAGCAATAAAACTACTGTGTTCCTTGTTACAAGTCATACAAGCACTGTTGCAAACATTATCCAAGACACCGCCCACTTGTAGATAATTTGCTTGTTCGGTAGACTTGTCTAATTCAATTGCGTGTTGACGTATGCTGATATTGCCTTGTTGTTCAACTTCTTGACAACGAACACATTCAATAGGCCATTGGTCGAAAGACATAAGTTCTTTGGTGTTGGCCAGCCACGAACTAGATTCCATTTCTGTCAGGGTTGAAAATTGTCTTGCTTGAACCATGTGACCACAACGGCTTACGGTGCCGTTGGTATTGAAACGAACAAAGTGGTCTAGTCTAGGACAGCGCATAGATCGTTAACTCTTTGTATTGTTTCTTCATACAACACTGGGTAGGATGTGTGTATGTGTGCAATGATATCTTTAAACTTTACAGTCTGTCCAATAAAAGTATCTATTAGTATTTTGTCTAACTTTAAATAAAACCAAAGTCGATCATTTTCCTGGAAATGTTTTATTAACTGTTCGTCTCGGGCAATAGCATTCCAGGTTAGTTCGGTGGTTAAGCCCATGTCCGATAGTGGTCTTAGCGTAATACTAGCAGATGTGTATCTGGCTAAATTTACAAGCCAATGAAACTGTAAAGCAAAATGTCGGTTTAAAAATAAAAACTGATCAATCATACTTAAGACTGTGGCACGATCTTGTGCAAGATCTAATTGACTCAAATATGTTTGTACGCCACTAACATAACGTTCGTATGGATCTCGAATAAAAACTTCAACAGTGTCAAGTGCGGCCACTTCGTCTAAAGACAATTGTCTGAAACCAGATTTGCGCAGGCTACTGCTACCATTTTTGAATATGTTGTAGACATAACGACCAGGCGCTACTTCTAGCACCTCGCATTCGTCTGGAAAGATAATAGGATCTATGTATCCGAGCATAGAGAAAGTGGGGGAGTTTCCTCCCCCACTGTCAAACTAATTACTGCTTTTGACGGCTACGAATCATAGCCAAAATGTCTTCAGTTTTTTGTGAAGCTGGTTTTGCTTCGATCGGCGCCGATGCTACAGGAACCGACGCTTCATCTTCATCATCAAAACTGCTGGTTGGTGCTGGAGCGGCTTTGGTCATTGGTGCTGGAGCATCTTCAGTAGCGGCCGGAGCACTAGAACCAGCTGGAGCCGACACACCTGCTGGGCGGAAGTACTGACCCCAACGTTCTGTGTCATAGCTTTGACCATCAACACTTGCTTCAAACATTTCTTTGATTACTTTAACTTCTGCCTCAGTTGGTTTCTTTGGCAAGAATGTTGAAAGATCAAACAAGCCGTGTTCAGCAACTGCTGCTTGTTCAGCTTCATCAAGTGCAGTTTCTTTACGAGCCCACTTACTTGTGCTGTAGTCAGCAAAGCCACCTTTGGCTGTTTTACTAATACGGAAGTCTAAACCACGCAGATAATCTGTTGGCAATTCTTCCAATTCTGGATCCATCAATGCGGACTTGATAGTAGCAAAAATTTGAGGACCAATAATAAAGCGACGGATTGGATTGGCCGGAGCCTTGTCGTCACCGATTGGGTTTTCACGTACAAATCCTTGGAAAATGTAACTACGCTTCTTCCAATACTTACGACCCATTTCTTCTAGACTCTTGTCTTTGAACCAACCGCGTACTTCGGTTAGTACTGGGCAAGTTTCTTGCCACATTTCCATACAAGGAACTTGTACATAAACTTGTTTTGAATCTGCTTCACCCTTGATGCCGTTAAACGGTAAACGAATCATCTGGCGTTCTTGCCAAAAGAATGTGTTTTTTGTGTTACCATCTGGTAAAAAACGGAGTGTTGTGGATTGTCCTTCTTCCATGTTCCAGTGTGGATAAATTGCATTATCACCACCTGTGGAACTATTACCGCCTTGTTTTGATTCGCTAGCGGCCAGACGAGCGCGAATTTCTGATAATGATGCCATAATGTGTTGCCTTTCTAAGTTTTATGGTTGTTGCCTATCTATTGTATAGATGTTACGTTGCCTGTGATACTAATGTAAAAAAGCGTATGCACTTGTGTAGTGTACACGCTTAATTCCTTAGCGTCAAGTACTATTTATGACGCGGTTGTTCTAAAACTAATTTCTCATCATGCCAGAAAGTTGTTTTAGGCGATCCAAGAAACTAGTATCTTTTTCCACAGGTTTCATTTTTCCAGGATGGCCATATTGTCCTTTAAGTGGACTATCGTTACATTCGTTGGTTTCGTCGCCTGTTTCGTAATTGGGTGCAGCTACTACAGTGTCGTCTACGCCGGCAGATTTAAGTACTTGAGCTAGATCATCTTGATACTCTGGGTACGCTGGTTGTTGGGTTCCGGCAGGATCTTCAGTTTGGGTAGCTGGATCTTTGACTTCGTCTACTTCTTCAATATTACCCGTTGTCTCAATCTCACCTGGGTCAACTTCAGGAGCAGGGTTCATTGTAGCTTCTGGATCAATTTGAACTTGATCAATAACTGCTTTAATGTCTGGGTTGTCGCTTAACATTTGTAAACGATCGTACACCACCTGGCGACAGTCAGCGTCTGGATCTTGCGTGGCCAATTGTTCTAACTCGTCGAACAATTCATCATCACCCAATAGGTCATACAATTGTTCAGTAGAATTAGTAGCATCTGTGCCTACTGGAAATTCTTGACTTAATAATTCTACCAATTTACTTTTCTTTTCGGGTGTGTCTGGCAGTTGCCATGTGCCCTCTACAAGAGTATCTGCCCATGCTTCAAATATGTTTGCTTCTTTCATTTCATTTCCTTGTTGTTGTATACGGGCCAAGATTGGTAAGGCCTCTTCAATTCTGTGATCAATGCTTTGAGTTACAAACAAATGTTTAATGCCTTCAATCACAACTTCCTGTTCGGTTACCTCAGCAGGATTCCATGATTCAAAATACCGAGTGTAGCCACGTGTACTACTCAAATGTTTTAGTGTTTTGTTTGCTGTTTCATAATACGCATTGGTTTGTTCAACCAACTGTGCTGTGTCGCCTTCAAATATTTTGCCATAGTTAGCACGACGGAAACGACTCAATACATTTAATTCGTTGACCATTTCGGCAATGTGTTGGCCGCGTTGGTCATATGGTTTGCCGCCCTGGCGTACATGTTCAACCATGGCACGTCCACCAGACAATTTTGTAAATGGTAATTTGTATCTTTCGCCGTCGCTGGTCTCAACAAATAATTTTTCAACATAGCGATAACGCTTGTCGCCTTCTTGTATTGGCTTGCTGTGTTTGATCATTAAACGTGCAGAATCGGGGCGATCATTGTAACTTACAGTTTTGGTACCTGTCCACGATTCAAACAGGCCTTCTTTAATAGCTGCTTGTCCTTGCATGCTGTAACGTAGACGATTTAGATTTTTTAATCCAAAACTCATTAGGTTACGTTTGGCAAACATACGGATTTGATACAAAAAATCAAACCACTCGTTTTTGTCGTCTATTTCCATGCCGCGGCCAATATTGTCACCAAAGTAAACTTCTAGGTCGTTTTCAGTTCCTAGCATAATAACAACTGTGCCGTAATCGTTGCCAGATTCTGTAGTGTAGTCGAAACTAAAAACTTCAGCTTCGGCTGGATTTTCAGCTGATTTGCCAGAACTATCCAGTAGCTCTATGTCAAAATTGCGGCTGACCAGTAGATCGTATAACTGTTTTGCAGGTGTTTGTGTAGCCATAGTGTTATATTTAGCCGATATAGATTAGTAACGGCTACTGATAAATGGCATAGGAGGTTCCAATACTTCGCCATGATCACGTATTTGATTGTCTATTCCTGAGTCAAATGTTTGTAGTAAAACCATCATACGAACAGCTAGTAGTGCGCTCATCACAAGATCGTCGGTTTCGCCTACTTTGCCAGCGTAGCTGGTGCCATGTGCCACAAATGTTTTTAATTCGCTTACCAACGAACTGCTGCGTATTTTCATTTTGCCAGTTTCGATTAGAATTTTTAGTTTGTTGCAGGCACCAAGTTTTGATTTATTTGTTGTGTTAAACCCTTTGCGATATCTGCGACTGCCACCACCGCCGGGTTCACTTAGAAAATAACCTTCAATGTTTTCTTCGCCATACTCTGCAATACTAATCAAAGCAGCCTCACCAATGGTGTTGTTTTCTACACTAAAATAAATGTTTTTGGGATCTTGCACTGTTTCGTTTAGGTGTTTGCAGATATCACTAAGAATTCTAATCTGTTCCGGAATAGTGGTTTTATTGTGTCGCCATTCGGCTATTTGTTCTGTGGTATTAGCCTCAAACACTTGTATAGCCGCAGGGTCACCGCCGGTGCCCAAACTAGGATCCAATGCCACTACATATATTCGATCCTTACGAGGACGTTGATACCAGCGTACTTGACCAATTTTGTACATGGGCTCATGTCCTTGTAGATCGAGCAATTTAGCAGGAGCAATAAGAGTTTCGTCGTTAATAATAAATTCACAACCCATTTCACGGCGGAAACGATCTTCGCCTAGCTGTGCTTGTTGTTCCGCGGCCCATTTCTCATCACGGTCTGGATGTTCATTCCAATAACTACGATAGGCTCTAAATCCGTTAATTCCTAATTCAGTAGGATTGCCGTAGGCATCTTCGCACCGGTTGGCGCCCTTCCATAATAACGCAAATTGATCCTCGTCACTGTTTGGTGTTGACGTAATAATTGCCTTACCACCAGTGGCCAAGGTTGGTGATATGGAAGTCCAGAATTCTTTTGCAATACCAGGTCGAACAAATGCAAACTCATCGGCGTATAGCAAGGATATACTCATACCACGACCGGTATTTTCTGTTGTGGTGGTCGAA